CTGTTCAGTGTGATGTTAGAGAACCTTAAGACGATGAAAGGGGTTACGGAGGCCTTCGCGTCTTCAGCTTTACTATATGTCGTTGTAGCTGGACTAACACAGGCTAGGATTGTGACTTTCAGTTCCTATTTGTGGACGGACGACCTGGGCACGACAATGGACCGGTTGAAGGACGTGTCGATCAAGATGAAGGCGCTACACTCCCGTGACATACTAGATCTCACTGAGTTGTTCGAGCTGAACACACTCGTAAACCGGGGCTATGGGGCTGTAAACTGGCAAACTGAAAGAGAACACAGGCTAAACCCAGACGTGATTGACGTCAAACCAGAAACAGTTTACGCAAAGGCGGTATCTGTATTCAACATGGGCGTCAGACATGGTTTCAAATATAAACGCATGAGCTTGCGAGACTTTGCCGCGGCACGCTGGGAGTGGTCACCCGCTGGTAGTGTGCACTCACAACATGCGGTCGATGAAAAATATATCAACAGGGATAGCTACAGATATAGAACCAAGTTCGTGACGTTAAACAGCATGCCTATAGAACACGTTGAGCAGATGTTTACTCGGAAGCCAGCTATACGTGCCTGGGCATCTACGAAGTATGAGTGGGGTAAGGAGCGTGCTATATATGGTGTCGATTTGACGTCAGCAACTGTAGCCCACTTTGCTATGTTCAACTGTGAAGAAGTGTTGAAACATAGATTCCCTGTTGGTGAAGATGCGGAGGCAGGGAGAGTGCATAAGCGGCTGAAGGCGATGTTGGAAGGCTGCGACTCATTCTGTTACGATTTCGACGACTTCAATGCTCAACATTCTACGTCCAGCATGATAGCTGTAATCAAAGCATATAGAGACGTGTTTACACCAGCAATGACGGAGGAGCAGCTAGCGGCCATGAACTGGATTTTAGACAGTTACATGGACATAATGGTCTACCCACTACAAGACGGCCCTTACAGACCGAACGGAACTCTGTTGTCTGGTTCCAGACTAACTACTTTCATCAACACGGTACTCAACTACGTGTATATGGATATAGCAGGCGTGTTCGAACATCCTGATGTAGTGGACTCG